AAGCCAATAGCACATGCCACTGTATATGTATAGGTTATTTCAGTATGCTTTGAGCCACCACCCTTGCCAGTTCGTGTAGTGGTTTTGTGCTCATGAGGGGTAAAATCATCGTAATAAATAATATTACCACTTAATCGTGTAGTGCCAAGTACTTCTGGAACTACCTCACCATAAGAGGCAGTATTTATCATGAAGTCGGAAATCATATCAGCACGATTGGTCGTATTCCGTCCTCTAAATAGAAAACCCATTATTTACCCCCTTTCCTAAATCTGTAAACCGCACGTAAGCGACTTTTTCCCTTTGCGTCATAGAATAATACATCGTCAATAGATGAATAGATTACGCCTAGATCAACAAACGCATGTACAACTAAATTATTGCCAACATAGATTGCACCGTGAGAAATGCAACGCCCATATTGGTATAACAAGAAATCACCGATACGAATATCATCAATAGGAACCTCGTCAGCTACTTTTTGAACGTACTTTAGGTACTTTTCTTCTGAGCGATGTAAATGCCATTCATTCGAATAATTCTCTATTTCTAGCTCATCACGTTTCATTAGGCCACTATCAACAACTGCAGCAACTAATAAATAGGAGCAATCGACGCCAACACCATGAACCATAGTATTGTTTTGATACGGTGTGCCTATCCACTTTTTTGCAGCATCGGCGATCATTTCACCTGTTGTCAATTTCATCGTATCGTCTCCTTTAATGGAACATAAGGCGTTGCCCTGTTCCTACTAAAATTATTAAATTTAGCCTTGCAAGTTGCAGGTGTTTTATCGCACCCCGGATAGATATATGCCACATCGCCAACATTAGGTGTTGTATTCGTAGCACTCATATAAACGATTGAGTTCGTAGCACTATCCATAATTTGAGTTGCTTGCCCTGCTAGTGGTCCGCTTATCCATTCCATACCGCCGGCAGTATAAAAACCGTTTTCAAACGAAGTATCGACTTGCACGTTATTAGTACCTATTACAGCGGTAACAGTAACACGCTTACGATATTTAGTAATATCAACGCCACATTCTTTTGAATATACAGAATAAGGACATTGCGGATAGTATCGTCTGTTCGGATATTCGATATTAAGCCTTTGGACTACAGATTTTGCATTTATCTTTAATGCAAAGCCTCCGCCCTGACTAACCTCACAAATACCCTTGAATAGATCAATACATTCGATTACATTCCCTTTATCGTCAAAGAAAGCACGTCTCAAATTTAAAGTCGCACCGTCTAAGCCACCATTATGAGCCACAGTCAGAACAGGAACACCACCGATTTGGTCGGACTGATTAGCAGTTATTGTAACGTTTAATTTATCAACGCTAACAGTACTGGTTGTAGAAATCTTTTCACGCACAATAATTGGCCCATCGCCCTTGTATGTGTTTCCGCCATAACTAACATCAATATCAGTATCGGCCCAGTAGTAAGAAATGCCACTTTTAAGCCTTAACTCGTACAAGTCGCAAGATACAAATGTCTGTGAGTTGCTTAAATGAACGCTTAATGCCTCGCTAACTTGTTTCATTTATAATCACCTCACTGTAACCAATTTAAACGACTTAGACTTAAATACGTCTTTAAAAACGGCCTCGTCCGTATAATCACCACTGAACATAACTTTCCAATAGTAAGTGTAATCAGCAGTAATAATAGCGGTCGGAGATACCCTAACACCTGCAGCCAATCTTATTACGCCTTTATCTGATACGGCATTAACTTGCGTACCATTAGCGTATAATTTTAGGTTCTCAATATGTGCTACTGGTTCCCTAAAATCACCATATAAGCGAACTGCTTGCCATTCAGATTGTGCACCAGTTCCAAGCCTTACGCCTTTCTCCTCATGGTCCTCGGGATCTAACCATAAGAATGGAACAGTACCACCCTTTACAGATGCATAAAAGCCCATAAGACGCTTATGTTCTTCTGGGCTTAAAATTGCGAATTCTGTTGTAATGGTATATTGAGGATATTGCCAAGTAGTCATAGTTCGTACTCGGCCACTCCCTGTACGTTTTATCTTAGTGTCCCATTTTTGAGCCTTTGTAGACTTCCACGCAAGGGTTCTAATGTCCGGAAATTTCAATAAATCTGCCATTACCATGTACCCTCCGTAGCTACGAATTCCCTATTTTGATTAACTAAAAATTGACGTAAGGAACGACCTGCCGAATTCTCTAACCAATCGCCAAACGAATGAGCGTCCATAGCGGATACGTTGAACGTAATGCCACCAGTAGCACCACCACCGGCACGTGCTATACCTGCACCCATTTCGTCGTATGTGCTTTCGCTTAAAGGTAATACGGCCTCTTTATATTTACCCTCGCCAATTTCAGCATAAGTTGAGCCATAAGCCACACCGCCGTTTGCCATTTTAGGTAAGTCTAATTTTGCGGATCCTAACGATGCAAAACTTGTTGCACCATTAGCAAGTGAAAGCCCTGCTCCTGCGGTAGTATTAGCCGTCCACGCAGCCATACCAGCCGCAGCACTAGCACCAAATGTCGCCATAGATACTTGTTGAGCCAATGCAGACCATGCCGGATATTGAGCGTTAGCTGCTGCAATACTGGTTGTAGTTTCTTGCGATTGCATCATTTTACCGAATATGGCTTTTTTAACCATCGCCGCTATCCAACTTGCAATAAAATCTGCAATAGTCTTTAAAATAGCTTTACCAATATTTTGAATGGCAGTCATTAAAGAGGTAGTACCTTGAATAAGACCTGAAATGCCACTCTGCATACTATCTATACCAGCGTTTAAAGCGTCAATTAATAGTTGCTGTCCATTCCAATGAGCATCGATTGCAGCTTGTTTCCATTCTTCAAGGAGTTGTTTTTTGGAGTCATAGTGCTGTTGCTCTGCAATATATTCATCACTTAATGCAGCTTGTAACGCATCGAAGTTCTGAGTACGCATAGCCTCATCGATAGCATATTTCTCGTTTACCAAGTCAGTATGTTGTTGCAAAGCCTTTTTTGCATATTCGTCTTGCAGTGCTAACAACTCCTCGTTTTTCCTTTGCTCATAGGAGATTTGTCCGTCAGCACTCATTTCGAATTCAATGCCTCGTTGTTTTAACAGATCAATGTGATGTTGTTGCTCCATTTTGTCCATTTTCATGAACTTGTCGACCATATCTGCATAACGGTCCTCAATTTCATCTATGGCATTTTCATAATCATTTTTTAACTGCACGGCAGGAGATACATTACCTGTACTATCTTTACTAGCGGTTTTAAATGCAAAATCTTGTTGCATATCACGAATACCAGTTTCAATGGCACGTAGTTTTGTCATTTCTTCCTGTTTCGCCTTGATACGCTTTTCTGCATAAACTTCATCGAGTAATTTCAAGTCCTCGTGATAGTTTTCATTAGCGGTTTTCGATTTTTCAAGTTCTTCTCGCTCCTTTTTGTATTGAAGTTCGATTAACTCTACTTGGTTGCCTTGCATTTCTAAGAATGACTGCAAGATTTTTTCGTGAATTTGTTTAGCCTCTTTTGCTAGATCTTCACCCTTGCCACCTTTACCGCCACCGCCTTTGCCACCGGAGCCACCGCCAGAAGTGTCGCCACCGCCACCGCCTCCAACATTAAGGTCGCCACCTCCACCGGATAAGCCTGAGGTGATTTGCCCCATAATATCGCCGGCAGTATTGACGATACTTTGTGCAGTATCAGCGGAAATCGTGTCTACTTGTTGAATGGCAGTAAATGTGCCTCCGAAAAATTTGGCCACCTTATCGCCTACGCTATTAAGTTTAGCGATTAACCAGTTCAAAGCCTCAATGATTTTATTTACGCCCCAAACTGCCGTATGTACGATAGTAGAAAATACTTCGCTTAGCGTTTCACTAAAACCACCCGCCGCAGCCCTAGAAAGACCAAATACAGCGACAAGCGTCATTAATGCACCTACAAATATAGGGATAGGGTTTGCCATCATAATTGCGTTAAGAATTGCCATAGCACCACTCAATGCAAGTGTAGCCACCTTCGCCACACCCATCGCAACCGCACTAGCAATATTTGCAGTTCTAATAGCCATAATTACGGCTTGTGTAGTCATTGCGATAGCCCTAAAAGCACCAAATGCAAGACCTACCGCACCAATAGCACCGCCCAAAATCACACTTGCAGCAGTAACCAAAGTTGTGCGAACAGTCAATAAAGCAAGCATTGTATTATGACTCGCTATAATGGCTTTTTGTGCTAAAAATGCGGCACTCACGCCAATAATAGCGGCAGTAATCAAAGGCATTGACGTAACAAACAACTGTACAAAGCTAGATACGATATTTTTAATGGTGGTGATAACCACGCTTAGGCCACTAAAAGCACCCTTAATAATTGCTATAGATACTTGTGCAGCTGCAGCTACTACTTTAAAAGAAAACGCCAATTCGTTTAACACGCTCATAAACGCATCGGAACTTGTCATATTGCCCAGTTCCTCCATTACTGGTTGGAACGCAGCAATAAGATCATTCTGTAATTTAGTTCCTATATCTTGGAATGTCATAGGAATTTCTGCGAATTTTGCGTTTGTTTCCTCTGCACTATTAAATAACGCATTTTTGATAATGTCCGCAGTAATAAGACCTTGCGAGCTCATTTCTTTTAATTGCCCTACAGATAGCCCCATCTCTTGTGCGATACTTTGTGCCAACATCGGAGCATTTTCCATAATGGAACGGAATTCGTCGCCCTGTAACTTACCTGCTGCCATAGCTTGTGTTAATTGGTACATGGCGGAAGTAGTTTCTTGCACACCTGCACCGGCAATTTTAAATTGCTTATTTAGTTGTTCAACAAAATAAATGGCCTCATCGTTGGAGGTGAAAGCGTCTTTTGCTAACAAATTTAGTTTTGCCACGCTATCAGCCATATCTAAAAAGCTACCACGTGAACGATTGGCGGCAGAAAATACCTTATCCATAATTTCGGCGGTACTTTGACTGCCATCATTGATAAGATCAATACGAGCCCTTAATTGCGTTAATTGGTCCGTTGTCTTGACTGCACTAACGGCCATATCTTTTAACGCCCTACCGGCTGCCTCAATGCCCATCGCA